TATTCAATCGTCTCTTTCTTTTCTATCTTAGTTGATTGAGGCTTTGTTTTTTCTTGACTTAATGGTCCCATCTCATTCCAAGACTGACCTGTATGCATGGCTGAACTGTTATCGCTACTATGAGGATATCTATCATATCCAAGTAACTTAGAGGTTAAACTATCTACACCCTTAACAAAAGGTCTTAACATTGAAAATCCGCCTATTCCTGGAAAGTCTTCTTTATATGAAGAACCACCGTGTTCTTTATACTGCGGGGACAGAGGACCGACTCCTCCACCTTTATTAAACCAACCCAACCCTTTTCCTAACATACCTAAGCCCACAGCCCAGCCAATAGGGTTAGAAGCTAACGCAGCCATCATACCACCACCTAATCCTGCGGCACCAGCAGCACCACTAGCTCCAGCAGCATTTGCTATTGTTGCAGCATTAGCTACATTACCAGCAGTAGCTGCCACATTAGCACCAGCCGCAGCAGGCATAGTAGCACTACCAGCACCACCACCTAATCCCCATAAACCTTTCTCAAAGAAAGTTCCTTTAGGTCCACCGCCCATAAGACCAGCTTCTCCTACAGTCCCTGCAACATTAGTACCAGCAGATGCCATAGCATCTTTCATTGCAGTATTAGGTTTATGATCTGCGAGAGGTCCGGCAATCTGATAATTAGGTGCAGGCATTGCGCCTGAATCATTTGGTTTTGCTATATCAATAATTGTTTCTACTTCTTCTTCCGGATAATATCCTGCGTATTCACTAGGTAAAACCATTACTTACCTCCACCACCAGTCGTTTTCTGGATTTGTTGTTGTGGTGCAGCTCCTAAGTAACCGAAGTATCTTGAAGCCTGTGTATGAGGTGCATCTAGTTGAGCTTGCTTATAAGCTTGATTAGCACTACCTACTTGTCCAAGAGCCTGAGCTCCACTAGCTATGTCTTGCTGTCGCTGTTGTTGAAATTGTAAAGACTTATCACCAACTGCGCTAGCCATCATCTTCTGTGAACGTGCTGATCCACCATATCCACCGAGAGCTGCTTGACCTGCTGCTGAACCTACGACATTACTTAGATCTCTGTTCATAGCATTCGTATAATCATAAGCGCCTGTTCCAGCAATTGCCTGGTTCGCTAATGTCTTCTGAGCTCCAAGAGCTGCTGTCTGACTAGGATCCATTGCTGCTACTGTTTTACTAACATCTCCTTTATTAGTTTCATATCTATCTGTAACATCTGATAAAACCTGTTCAAGATACGGTTTAAATTCCGGATCTATTCCTCCAGAAACTGTTGTGGTTTGTGGTGCACTTCTTCCTCCACCCATATTTATTCTCCTATGACGCCTCTTATTGACGCGCTTACTTCTGCATTATATCTGCGTTTTAATAGTTCTCCATATTTAAATGAATCACTTTCTCCTCGTACTGAGTCTGCCCTCCAGTGTTTACCACCATGTTTTTTAGTATGTTCTATCATACTATCAAATAATCTGTAAACTATAAATGCGTTGTTCTTGTTTTCTAAATTTACAATACAATCTTTAACATCCATTACATATCTATTATCATAATGATTTACATAAGATGTTGCTGTTAAGAATCCCACTATATTATCCTCAGTGAAATCACCGACTGCTAAGTAGTGTGGATTTGTTTTTTGTTGTTCAACTATATCTAAGAAGTATCTCATCCATGCTGCTTCATTATATTCAAAGCCGAAGAAATCTCCGTTACTAATTGTATATCTTCTCATAAGTTTTATAGCTTCAAATGTATCGTTGTCCTCTATTAATCTTATCAATTACTTTGGCTCCTCAGGAAATACGATCTTATCAGGATCTGTAACTCCTTTAGTTATATCTCTAAGTTGTTGTCTATAAGTTTTCCATGCGTCCTTAGTACTTGGGTATGTGCTATCATCTAACTGTGTATAGTCTGTTGAAGAAAGTAGTCTATCTCTTTTCTCTCTTACCTCTTTAAATTTAACTCGGCTACTCCTTATAAAAGATTTAGTTGATGGTTCATACTCTAAACCAAGCTCAGGAAAAGATTCAGATTCAACAGAAGATTGACCTTCTTCTAAATTAAAAGTAGGTTTAGAATCAGCATTACTTACCATAGTAACTATATTATTTTTATCTAGTATTACAGTTATCATGACGTCCTCCTCACTTCCATAGCAAGTCCACTCCATCTCAGATAGTGGGTTCCAGAACCTCCAGTATCAACTACGGCAGAGTTTATTGCAAATCTGACTAATTTATTTTTTGCTACATTAACTCGGTATGCTGAATGATTTACATTAACACCATTCCCTGATACATAAAGAGAACCATTAGTTACTGCCGAACCATCTACTTGTAAGTAGTTATTTCCTACAAGCCATTGAGTACCGAACATATTAGTACTGATTATCATATAAAAGATTATATCTGTATCAAAAGTAGAATTGTTAGAAGTCGTAAACATATTATAGTATTGAGTAGAAACAGTTTCTGTAGTAGCTGCTGTAAAACCATTAGTCTGTGTAATAACCCCTGTATTAAGGTTATCAGCAACAAAAGCACCACTGACTGTTACATTACCTACAGTAAGAGTACCTCCATTGATTCTATCAGCATTAAGATTTCCTGCAGTTATACTACCTGCATTTAAATTAGATACAGTTATACCACTACAGTTAAGGGTTCCTGTTGTAATACTGCTAGCATCTAACGTTCCTCTAGCAGTTACATTATTAAACTCTGCGTTACCTGTGTTTCTTATTATCTGCCATCCAGCACTACCAGCACTAAAGTTATCTGATTGTAATGTAGTACCTATAGGTATAAAACCAACTGGAGTTCCCCATGTAAATATCTGATCTTCACTCGTCTCAGATACTTCTACATGAAAGCTAACTTGCCAATGCTTATCTGATATAGTTGTACCACCACCCATTGCCGAAGTGATAGGTACATACTGCCATCCACTTGTTAAACTTGTAAATACTCCTGTAACAAAATCATAACCTGATGCTGTTGGTGCCGAGGGTGCGCTTGCTTGTGCAGTTGTATAATATAAAGTTCCTTCACCAATCTGACCGCCATATAATAATCTAGGGTTACTCCACTTAGCAACAACTGTCTGACCAGCAGATCCTATAATCTGGGCTGTGCTCGTCCATACATTAACTCCTGCCATTGTTGGTTTTACTTTAGTCCAACTACCACTTGAAGTCCATGCACCACTATTTATAACATAAGAAACTGTACCTGGATTAACAGGTCTATTTGCAGTTTCTATATACTGTTGAATTTCATAATCAATTTCTTCATCTGAAAAAGCAGAGAATGTTAAACCACTTACAGGTAAAGTAGGTAATGCATCAGTATAATTAAAGTAAGTTACAAATCCATCGCCACTTGCAGGAGGTGTAAATGATTGCACACCACCATCTTGTGTATTAGAATAGATGGCTACCTGAGGTTTAGAAGTAACGACAGACTGATTTATATTATCGATCTGATGTTGTACATCATTTGCTGCTTGAGTTACTTCTAGTTCCCAAGCGGCTGTAGCTGAATCTTTATTTGGATTTTGTGAGGGTTGATTAACGGTCATCTAGTTCCTCCTTCCTGAACCTCTATTTGAAGGCCTGCTAAATTCCAGGAGGTTGCTGTATTTGTTCCATCATCAATTCGATAACTAAGGAATCTTCCGTTTAATCTAGCATCTGATTTATATGCAGTCGCAATTGCAAAGGTTCCTGTAACGGTAGGACTACTAAAATCAATTGTTGATGCTGGAGCATTGCTTGAAATTGTTTTAACGTTTAATGTACCTGCTCCTTGAGTTAATAAAGCAATTGAATGAAACTGTTCTGTATAGAATTCAGGAGTCATAGACATTGATTCACGTTCTAAATAAGAAGTATAATTAACTGCAGTATTAGCTAGAGATCGGTGTTGATAACCTACATCAGCTGCTAAGATAGATGAACCAGAATGACTTATATTTGATGTAAAGACTTGTGCCAATACTGGAAAAAGTTTATTAAAATTAACAGTACTTGTAGTCCAAGGTCTCTCAGCATCACTAGTACCTGCCCCAATTACAGGAGCAATAACACCAGATATAATTCCATTTAAATCTCTTAATGTCCAATTGTTTAATCTAAAGTTATAGATTAATGCTTCATTACATTTAGTACTTGTTCCCTTAGGATAACAAATCCATATCTCATCATTCGCTTGGTTACGTAAGGTAAATAAATTATTAGCTGCTGCATTATTTAGATTCGCATAAAAGTAATCTCTTATTCTTGAATCAGCAATCGAAGTTATATTTCCTGGATTTCCTGAGAATAAATAAATATCATTACTACCTACAACTAAATGCTTACCATCAAATTCTATTACACCTTCTGTTGTTTGACACCCATACTGAGAAGTAACAGGAGTAAAAGCAACAGGTGTTACTGTACTGTTAGTTAATCTTAAGTTATGAATAGAGGTGTTTGTATAGATATACATATTTCCCTGGAGTTCTAACATATCCTGAACAGTAGAAGTATCTGATAAAGTAAATTCATCTGCAGTATTTGTACCTGCTGCAAATGGATTCCAATTTTGTGGTACTGAACCTGGTACTGCAACATCAGAAGTTCTTACAACTCCTGGCATTTCATTAATCGTACCATCTGAAGTGGACTCTTTTAAATTACCTGCAACTAAGAAACTACCGAAAGATCTTATAACACCACAAGTATTCGTAACAGGTTTTCTAGATATTACAAAGCATCTTACTACATCATCTTGTACTATGTTAGTATTAAAAACAATATTAGTTGTATCTGAATCAGTATTAGTATAGATAGCATATTGAAAGTTTGAAGTAGCATCAGTGTTTGCTTGGCTTACAGTAGCTGGTACATTTCCTGGTGTAAAGTTAGTTCCAATAGCACCACCAGTCGGCCAGTTAGATCCTGGATTTACTGCAGCTTTTACAGGAGGGCATTCAGTTGTTGTTTCATTAGGGGTTTGTTTTGTTACATATAAAGTATTCTTAGAGAAATCTACCTTCTGTCCTAAATCAAATAACCTAGGCTGACCTTCGTCAACAGTTGTTTGTGTACCATAACCTACTTTAACAGTTGCTTCTAATACTTTAGGAGCAGTGTTATATGAATCCCACGCGGGTAATGCAGCTAAGCTAGGAACATTAGCTATATTAGTATTACCATGTAAATCCATTATATAATGAGGAGCTTGCGTACCATTATTTAATATAATACAAAATCCACCTGCGAACTCTGTTGATTGCCAGTCAGTAGATACTGAAAATCCTTCATTAGCGGTACCACTTCCTTGAAGATCTGTAGTAGGTGTTATGTCATTCATAACTATATCGCTAGCTCTATAAAGAAAAACTCTATGCCCTTTTAAAGCATTTCCTGAAGTTAGTCTTTGTTCTATTACAAATACATAATAAGTACTTTTAGAAGGAATTAAATTAGGATTATTCCACCATGTAATATAAACAATTTCTCCAGCTGAATAATTAGAAGGCATTGTAGGATTTAAGTCGTATGTTAATGCAACTTCACCTTTCATTTTCCATGCAGCCATATCTCGGAATCTTATATTCCTTGCATCAGTAAATACATTAGGAGCTAAACCAACTGTAGGTGGATCTTTAACTACACCAAATTCAGGTAAGTTAGTAATCGGTATAATTTTACTTGGCATCTAAATCTCCATTAAGCGCATTCCTTTTGACCAGTTGCAGGATCTATAAAGCATGCTTCAACTTCTTCTTCAATCTTTTCTTCTTTAACAGTTTGTAATACACCAAACCTTTTACCACTCATTCTAAAAGTAGTACATCCTTTGGCTCCGCCTTTCCAGGCATCAATATAAACTTGTTTAAATTCTTCTTGTGTTACATCATCACCTACATTACAGGTCTTTGAACAAGCACTGTCAATATAGTTCTGAGCTAACAACAATACAGATAAGTGTTCCTTTACATTTATATCATTTGCAGTTCTTCCTTCAGTTCCTTTAGCATACGCATAATCTTCTACTCTTTCTGTCTTAGCACCTTCAAAAGTTTGAATTGTTCTATCATAGTAATGGCTGAAGGTTGGTTCAATACCACCACTAACATTATCAGCAACTAAACTAATCGTACCAGTTGGTGCAATAGAAGTTAGATGACTATTACGAATACCATGTTCTCTTATTAATTTTTTAACTGAGGCAGGTAAGCCTCTAACAAAATTAGATTTTAAATAATCTTCTCTATATAACGGGAATGGTCCTTTTTCTTTTGCTACTAATGCTGATGCTTTATAACAAGTATCTCTTAGACATGCAAAAACTTTCTCAGCCCACACCATAAACTCATTAGAAGCATAAGGTAAACCCATCATCTCTCCAGCATTCGCTAGACCTGTTACACCTAATCCCATTCTTCTTTTATCTTTAGCCTCATCAGCTTGCTGCTTTAGAGGATAGATTGTTCTATCAATAACGTTATCCATTGCCCTTACGACATGGTGTATATCTTCTTTAAACTGGTTAAAGCTAAATGGGTTAGCATGACCAGCGCCATTCTCAACACCAACATATTTAGTTAAATTAAATGAACCAAGTAGACACGCGCCATACGGTGGTAGAGGTTGCTCGCCACACGGATTTGTAGCAAAGATCTCTTCACAGTAGTAAAGGTTATTCATTTCACTTATGCGATCAATAAACAAAACACCAGGCTCAGCCCAATCCCAGGTAGAATCCATGATTTTATCCCAGAGGTCACGCGCGCATATCGTTCTGTATGGCTGACCTTCGAATTCCAATGTAAAGCTGCTATCCAAATCATTAGTCAGCGCCTCCATAAATTTATCAGTTATACCAACACTAATATTAAAACCAGTAAGCTTATCAGAATTACGTTTAGCAGCAATGAACTCTTCAATATCCGGGTGATCGACCCTGAGGACACCCATCTGCGCCCCACGTCTGTGTCCCGAGCTAGCGATGGTTTGACACACAGCATCAAAGATACCCATGAAGGAAACAGGACCGCTAGCCTGGCTATCGAGTGATTTAATTTTATCGCCTCTTGGTCGGATCCGACTAAAGTCATAACCAATCCCACCCCCTCTACGCATCGTCTCAGCAGCTTCACTGGCTTTCTCCATTATACTATTCATGTTATCCTCGATTACTCCTGACACGAAACAGTTATATGCAGTTGTAATCCTATTAGATCCTATAGCAGACTGTACTCTACCTGCTGGTAAGAATCTCATATTACCTAATATGGCTTCTAAATTATATTTGTGTTCTACATCATCTGATAGAGCTCTTGCTATCCTTTTAATCTTTTGATCAAAGCTCTCATCTTTTTGTCGGTACTTCATCTGATCTATTTCTTGTGAGATAGAGGATTGCGGACCTATAAATTCTTCATTGTGTAACATATTTTTCCCCCTATAAACGTAGTTTTCCTTATGTTATAGGGGACGTTCAATCAGAGAGTGGTCCACGATATGCTTTATTATATACTTTATTTCTCATACGTCTTAGTGCTTCTTCTTCACCTTCATTCGCAGGACTTCCTTTAAGATATTCAAGTGCACCATACGCAGCTCCAAGAGGACCTGCAGCTTTAAGAGCACCTTTGCCTACGGTTTTAGCAGCTTCTTTTGCAGTATCTGCTAATGGCCCTACAAGAGGTTTTAAGGTTTGTCCCCAAGCTATTTTAGGTTTAATTTTATTTGCTAGCTCTCCTGTAAAAT